CTTCGAGACGGACGGCACGGCGGCGGGCGTGGCAACTGCCAACCTAGCAATCGCTGACCTGCGGCTCATCCGCGACCAGCTACGGAAGAACAAAGCGCCATATTTCCGGTCTGGTAAATATGTCGCAATCCTGAGCACTAGGGCTGCTCGCGGTCTGAAAAACGACCCTGAGTACAAGGATTGGATCGCACCGCACACTGACCAGCCGATGGTAGCCGGGCTGCTTCAGCCGGATATCGAGGGCTTCGAGGTCTACGAGACGAACAACGCCTACTCCTTTAAGGATCTGCTGGGAACCTCCACGGTCTGCGGCGATGGCATCTTCTTCGGGGCGGACCCCGGATATACTGCGATCGTTCAAGAGCCGGAGCTTCGCGCTGGTCTGCCGATGGAGCTTGGCACCTTCCGGGAAGTCGGCTGGTGGGGCGTCATGGATGCGGATATCACTTGGGACCAGCCCTCGCTGAGCCGCGTGATTAAGCTGGTTTCGAGCTAAGGAGCGCTCAGGCAATGTTGGACTACAAGCATCGGATAATCCAGAACCCGGCGGAAGGTTTGGTCACTTCCCCCGGTATCACCTTTGTCAGCTCGACCACGAATATGCTGCTGTTCAACCCCTCCCGGCCGGTTCGCATCGTCCGCTGGGGCGTGGTTATCATGACCACGGCGACGGACGCAGGTTCGTCCCATGGGCTGAAGTTCACCTGTAACACGTATACCGCGGCTGCGGCAACCGGGACCCAGGTCACCGGGAGCACGACCAGCTTTGGCGGCGCGAGCACAGGGTACAACGCGAGCAACAACCCCGTGTTCTATATCGACACGGCGGGCGGCTCGCTCTCGGTTCCCAATGCGATCCTGGCAGCAGGTCTCGCGGTCGGAACGGTCCTCTGGCACAACGTGAACCCGCAAGTCTCTCAGACAGGCGGCTACTACCCGGCAGCGGATACTGCCCTGATCCCGCCCGGTGGCGTGAATACGGGCTTGGTCATCTACCCCGGTCAGAGCTGTTCTATCCAGTGCGCGGACATCGGCTCGACCGCCGGTGCTGGCAAGATCTGGCTGGAAGTCGAGGAACAGCCGTTCGTGGTTGACTACAACAACAACCAGTACGCCGTAACCGGCTACCCGGCGAACGGAACTACCCCAACCCCGTCGAATGTCGCCGGGAACACGATGATAAACTACCAGTCCTAAGACTGGTTCAACCCCGCGTGGGGGGCTACGGCCCCCCGACGCTTCAAGAAGGGAACTCCTATGGCAATCTATGGCGGCGTGCGCGAAGGCTGGCGGTATGCCAGCGGCCCACGCTACAACGAGACGCTCTTCCGCGGCTCGGCTACCTTTTCCTCGGCATCCTCAGTAGTCGTTACCGTGCCCCTTCCGGCACGCCAGGTAACTCACGCAGTTGCGACGATCTACGATGCGAGTGCCCCGACCTCCGGCGCTTATGTGACCGTGGGGAACTTCTCGAATAACACCTTCACGATCTACGCGTGGAGCGGCGGCTCGACGATCGGCGCTGTGCCGAATGCCGCAGCCGTGACCGTAGGTACCTCGCCATATACGTACACTTCGGGCACTTCGGGTCCTGCCGCCGCGAATGGCGAAATGGTCTCGATCGGCGCGAATGGCGCGACTGCTACCGCGGCCGTGACCCGCTCCGGCGGCTCGCAGACCACGGGCACCCGTACGATCACTTCCCTCGCTGAGAACGAGTTTGTCCTCATGCCTGGGGATACGTTGCTTCTGACCTACACTTCCGCAACCCCGACTTTCCAGAGCTTCCCGTTCGCCGCGCATAACGGCGCGCCGGCAGCACTGTCGAATTCGCTCCGGGTCGAGTGGATCGCGTGGGCGAACTGCGCAGGTACCGCCGGCAGCTACTAATTCACCCCCACAACCAAGGAGGCTGACCCATGGTTGATATCTCCCCTACGCCCTCGTGGCAACAGATTGTCCCGATCTCGGAGACACAGTACAAGGTCGATATCGATGCTCCCGGTGGAGCTCAGATACGGTTCACGAGCGACGGGATGGCCGTGTATATGATGCACAGCAATCCCGGCGTGTACTTGAACGATCATAACAAGCGCGTGCCTGACGTGATCGCGGCCGAAGCCGGCTACGATATCGAGCGGTGGGCTCGTGAGAGGCGCAAGCGGGAAGCGATCCAAGGTGCTACCGCGGCGATCGATGCAGAGTACATGGCATCTTCCTCGCGGAAGGTCCTCGCCGAGCACGGTGAGTATCGCGTGGTCGAGATCCAGAAGGGTTACTGCAACGTCGAGTTCGACGATGGCACGATCCTGAATACACGGGGTCCGGTGAGTGAGGAAGTGGCTATGCGCCGCTTCTCCGAGCTGACCGGCTTGCCCCAGGCTTCCGCGGCAGCGGATGCAAGTCAGCCGGTAGCCGCTGACGTGGAAACAGTGACGTCGAAGAAGGTAAGATAAAAGCTCGCGGCGTCGAAGCTTAGGGGGAGGGCGTCGTTGCCCTCCCCTTTTTTATTTGCGAGGTCGAAAAGTGGCTACCTTCTCAGCAATTCAGGCACGCGTCCTGAGCTGGCTAATCGATACCCCGGCAGCGGTGATCTCCGAAGTCCCGACCCTGATCACGTCGAGCGTCGCATGGTTGCAGGCGCAGCATAACTTCCAGGTCATGCAGGCCGAGTTGCAGTATATCACTGCGAGCACTCCCGCGCTCGGGACTTCGCAGACCCATGTCATCGGGTACATCCCGGCGGATTGGAAGTGCAAGCGCGGCGACCCGTACTATGTCTGGTACATTGGGGATCGGTCCCGGATGGGCTGGCAGCCCGAGCGCAGCTACGCCTACCGGCAATGGTCACCCGCGAATATCAATGAGATCGGCCAGCCCGTAGACCTGCTCATCGGCGAGCCGGAGAACGCGATCGTCCCGCCCAGCGGCGGCTCTCCGAGCAACCAGATGACCGGGCTCACGGTCGAAGTCTTCCCCTTCCCGGACGGCAGCTCCGATTGGTCCGATGGGAACTACCGCATCCGCATCCCCTACTACCGCTACCTCCCCGCCCTCGCCGGCTCGACCGACGCGAACTGGTTCACGCTCGACGGGGCGCAAGCCGAGTTCTGCGTGGCGAACGCCGTGTGGCAAGGGTTTATGATGAACGAGGACGAGAGCCGCGCGATGCAGCACAAGGTTCGCGCGCTCGGAGCAGCCTACGACGGCGCGCGGGCGCAGACCCTCGGCGGCTGGGCAAGGACCGTAATCGACATGGACAAGGGGATCATGAGCATGCCCGCTCGGGACCTCTACGCTCGGCGCGACGTGCTCGCCGGCCGGAACCAAAGGAGACAGTAAGCTATGGCTACACCGCCGTTTAACTTCGACACGGGCAGCCCGACAGCGACTTCGGACATTTCCGCTTACCCGGCGAATGAGCAGACCTTCCGGGATGTGGTCAAGAGTGCGAGCGCTGTTCTCGTCGACGCGACTACCGGGCTTGGCCCGATCATCACGAGCTACACGACTACGACACGGGATGCTCTAGTCAACCCGCCGACCGGCTTGTTCATCTACAACACGACAGCGGGCGGCATACAGCTTAATACAGGCACCCCAGGTTCCCCGACCTGGACCTCAGTCTAAATGTCAAACGTCGGCTTTCCGCCACCGCCAGGGAACAAGGATATAGCCCCACCGCTCATGGGGCTGTACCTCGATCGGCCGGCTTACCGCGTGGACCCGCGCGGCTTCTCCGCATGTAACAATGTGCGGATCGAGCAGGGCCGCGTTCATTCCGACCTGCTCGGTTGGGAGCAAGGCGCGATCACTACCCTTCCCAGCCCGGTCCTCCACCTCTCCGATTTCATCGACAGCTTTGGGAATGGAACGGAGATCGGGGTCACGGCAACGGACATATTCATCCTTCGTCCGGGCGGGGTGAATACCTACATCACGCCTACGGTGAACCTCGGGAATGTCGCGGTAACGAACGGCTCGGCTGCCGTAGTCGGAACGGGCACGCGGTGGAACTCGGATATCCAGTTCGGGGATACTACGACTGCCTCGAATACGTTTGCCGCCGGGGAGACCACGATCACCGTTGCCGCCCCCAACCTAATCGGTTCCTATTGGGGCTGCACGATCACGAACCAGACGGCTCCGGGGTCGATCAATCCGGGAACCTACATCCTCAGCTTCGGCAAGGACGGTTCCGGGAACTCTTACATAGTCCTCTCCCAGCCTTGCATCGCACCGATCACCTCCGGGGATACGCTCTTGTTCGGGGGGAACTCGGGGCTGCGGAAGAATTTGCGCCCAGGGGATCAGATCTACTTCGGTTCGGGCGGGCAGGATAGCATCTCCGCGACGTGGTACACAGTTGAAAGTGTCACAGATGACACGCACCTGACCCTGACAGCAGTCTACGCTGGGGCTACCGCGGTGGGGGTCTTCTACACGGGGCGTCAGCTCCTCACGAATACGACTACAGGGCCGAACCCCCGAGTGCCTGTCTGCTTCTCGACGAACTTCCCGGCCGCGGACGGGTATAATCAGTCGGCCGGCCAGAGCACCGGCGGGGATATGTGGTTCTTTACGAACGGCGTGGACCCGATAGTTGTCTACTGCCCGCGGGGCTACCCCTTAGCGAACTATGCCCGGTCAATCCCGTTCCTCGCCTCCTCCTTCCGTTCCTCCCGCGGTCTTATGATCTACGGCGGGCTTACCTACCCAACCTCCCCGGTGAGCCTCGGGAACTCGATCGCGAGCTCGGACAACGGCTTCCCCCTTCAGCTCGCGGGCGGGGTGAGCTTCCAGGGGATCGCGACAGACGGTCCCTTCCATGTCACCCGGATCTCCCAGCTCGGGCAACAGCTCCTCCTCTACTGCACCGGCCCTCTCTCCGGGAATATGAACTCACCCGATGACATGAGCGGGGCTGTGGTCAGTGCGAGCTTCGTTGGCTTCCCAACGATCTGGGCATTCGCGGACGTAATCCATACGCGCGGGCCGATCTCCGGGACCCTAGTCGCAGAGTTCCCCGACCGGCATCAGTTCCTCGCCGTCGACGGGGAGTATCGCTACAACGGCCTGTTCACCCAGATCATGAACGATCAGGTCTGGCGTGTGGTTCTCGCGAACTACGACACGACCAAGCCGGGTTCCGCCTTCGTCGCGATCTCATTCGAGTTCGGCGATCTCATCTGGGCACTCCCGTTGAAGACAGACGCGGCTGACCAATTGCATCCGAGCACGGCTTACGTAGAGCATTATATGGAACAGGCGAACTCCTACCTGTTCAAGCCGATGACACAGCGGGACTTCCCGTTTACCTGTGCGGCACTCTTCCAGAATAGCGGGGTCACGACCTGGCTGAGCTTCGACGGGACTACGGAACCGACGTGGAACCTGGTGAATTCGAGCTGGATCTCGTGGAACTTCCGCGGGAATACTCCGGTCCTCGTAGCCGGGGGTATCGATGGGGATATCTACAATCTCTACCAAACGGACACGCAGGAAGGCACGCCCGCCCTCGCGACTTGCACTTGGGGAGGTCGCGTGATCGGGAATGCTCGGGCACGAGCCTTGGTCAAACGGGTCTACCCAGAGATCGAGTATATCAATGACCCGGCGAGCCGGGTGAGCGTGACCCTGACTATGCAAGATGCGCTCGGCGGGCCGACTACGATCACGGATACGCAGACGTTCAACCCGGACTATTCCGGCAACCGCTTCACGACGCACTACCGTCGCGGCCGTGTGGCTACGGTGACCATCTCGGATAACCAAGGGCTTGGCTGGATTTGCGACGGGTACGACTTCGATTGGGTGAACGGAGGGTTGCGATGACACCAGAGGAATTCGAGAAGCTCTCCCCGCAGGCGAAGGAAGCCGCGGTCGCGGAGCATGATGAGAACGTGAGGGTCTACCGCACGCAGTGCCAAATCTGCAAGTACGTGAAGGTTGGGACGCTCGCAGAGATCCGCTCCTTCTTCCGAGCATGCGACCGCCTGTGCAAACATGAACGTACCTAGCAATATCCCGAACGGGATCGGGGTTGGCGGCGGCGCGCCGCAGGACATTCTCTCCGTCTCGCTCTACCTCAGCCAGCTCGCTGTCTCGCTGAACAATTGGGCTGCCCAGGTAGCGAACGCTGTCAACTGGCTGCTCGATAAGGTTGGCGACTATGTGACCTCCGGCGAAGTGGACGTAGTCCCGAGCAACTCGACAACGTACAATCACACTTCGCTCCTGCTGCCCCCAGGGGATTGGGATCTTTCCGGCGCGATCTCCTTCTACTCGGCCGGCGGTACGATGATCGAGGCATTCTGCTGCATCAGCCCGGTCTCCTTGAACACGGGGCAGAACGATATGGAAGGCTCGCCCTGGCAGCATATCGCCAGCCCGGCTACGCAGCATCTCTCCTGCACCCCGCCAACGTGCCGGCAAGTCGTGACCAACCCGGCCGGAACGCTCTTCTACCTCATCGGGTACGGTACGGCTTCGGGAACAATCTCTAACGCGAATGGCCGGCTCTCGGCTAGAAGGTGGAAGTAATGGCAGCAGCCCCGGTACTCGCTCTCGCGGATCTCGCAACCGCGGCGGAGCATGCGGTCGAGCTAATCCGCGTGCGCGCGGCAATCGATGCGCTTGGAACCGGGACCGCCCGGTTGGAAACGATCGCACTCTCGACCCCCGCCTCCCCGACCCCCGTGACCCTGACCCTCGGGGTAGATGTTCCCGCGCCTTTCGCCGCGGCGTTCACGGGAGCGCTACAGCAACGGGAGGCAAATCTCGTCGCCGCCCTCACCGCGCTAGGCGCGCCCACGTCATGAGCGAGATGCGCCGATGGTACGGACGGGAAACCGGACCCGGCCTTACTCAGTACAAGTCGGGGTTCTTCGATCTCGGCCCGATGCACATACCGCCGATACAGCCTTGTGTTGGCATGGTCGACCGCGCGGGCACCGGGCAGATCTGGTATCTCTTCTGGGATGGTGAGGATCATCTCCTCCTGACCGACGTGCTCCCAGCCTCGGCACAGAACGTCTACGTCTTCCAGCCCTACGACGGCCCGTATATTGGACAGACTGGTTGGCGCCTCGGGGTGACCACGCTGACGATAGATGGCGGCGGGTTCTCCGGGTTGCAGATTGGTCCTTCCGGGGATGTTCTTCTCGCGGATACCTCTGACGGGCTCGGGGTGATCCCCGGCGGGAGTACGCCCGGCGGACCCCCGCATCTCGTAGTCGACGTTCCTGGGACCTTCGAGGGCTCGCGGTGGCCCTCTTCCGCTCACCCGCTCATTGCCCCGCCGATCGCAGGACAGACCCTGTGGAGCACGCCTGAGAGCACGGGCTGGCCTACTCCCCAGCCTCCGACCGTTCCCGGTATCCCCAGCTCCTCGCCCCTCCCGACCGGAGGCGGCTACGCGGCGACCGAAGCCGCCTTTGCGACAAACACGCCTGTTCTGGTATCCTCAACCTACGTAGCCCCGTCCGATAACGTGCCGCAACCGTGGCACCTTGGCATATGGGGAGGACCTTCTCAGTCATGACATATTTCACTATCGCGAACTTGGGCGATGCTGCCCTGACCCTGCCGACCGGAACCTTGGTCGCGGGCGGGACCGTATCCACGGGCGGGATCACCTTTGTCAATAACGGGACTTCCGCCCCGATGACGATTACCCTCGCGGATGATCTAGTCCCGTTTATCACGATCAAGGACATCGCCGGGAATGCCGGCACGTACAATATCACGGTCACCTCGGCCGCGGGGATCGATGGTGGGACTACCATCGTACTCAACCGAGCCTACCAGTGGGTAACCCTGGCTTGGAACGGGGCGAAGTACGGGATCATCGATCAGGGGCTCGGCACGGTCAACTCGAATGTCGGTCAATTCGAGAGTATCACGCTAGATGCGCGTGGGTTGGCGACCGCGGGCGCAGCCCTCTCCGGCTACGGTACGACATCCTCGGGCGTCCTCACAGTCAACAAGGTCAAGGGGGTTATAAACGCGAGTGACGCCGCGGCCGGCGACGTTGGGGAGTTCATGTCCTCGCAGGTTCTCGCTGCGAGTGCCGTCTCTGTCCCGAATTCGACCGCGACGAATGTCACGTCCCTATCCCTTACCGCGGGAGATTGGGACGTCGCCGGGAATATCGAGATAGAGATGAATGGCGGAACTTTGGGCGCCGGGCTAAATGCTTGGATTAGTCTAACCTCCGCGACCCAGCCAGATGCGAGCCTACGCTTTCAGTTCAACCCCGGCTCGGCAGCAAATTCACAGCCGGGCATCGTAGCATCCCCCATAGTCCCTCTTAGGGTGAATGTTAATTCGACAACCTCGGTATATCTGAGTGCAGTCGTAATCTACTCGGGCGGCACGGGCGCGACGGCAAGCGGCCTTCTCCGCGCTCGACGCATGCGCTGATGCCAGCCTACCGCGTAGCTAACCCCGAAGCCCTCCGGCACCCCGCCCTGGCATACTGGCTCGCGGGAGTGTGCGAGCACTTCCATCTGCCCGTACACGCTCCGGCGCATATCGCGGAGGTATGCGCTAGAGCGGATGTCCAGGTCCTGCTCGGCGTGGAAGGGGATGAGCCCCGCGCCCTCCTTGTCACAGAGCTCCCCACGCCCTTCAACGTGCGACCGTTCATAGTCCTCGGGTATAATAGGGGAACGCGAGCGCTCGGGCGGGAGCTCCTTCTCTGGGCTACCCGCTGGGTGCGTGAGCAGGGGTACACGAGTTTCGACATGATCAACCGTAGTGGCTCTTCCGACGCTGTGTATGAGCGCAAGCTCCGCGGGCTCGGCCGGGTCACGGATAAAGCCTCGGTCCTCACGGTCGAGCTAGAAGGATAAGAAGAATGAAGTTCGATCTCGAATGCGGCTTGATCGTCGACCCGGCGGAGCTAGGCTGCTACGTTGGCGGCGGCGGCTCGCAGTCCTCGCAACAGCAGTCCGCACAGCAGACCGCGAGCGGGTCGAGCTTCGGCCAGTCGGTCAACCAATCCCTGACCCTGCCGCAGAACTTTCAGAACCCCGCGTATACGGGTCAGGCCGGCGGGATCGCGAGTGTCCTGAACCTCCTTTCGAACCCAGGGACCGTAGGCACCGCGAGCACCGGGAACGCAGCCCACCCAGATATCAACGCGTGGACGGTAGGCGGGCAGAATACGTCCGGGCCGAATAATCCCCTCGTTGCTGGGGTAACCGGGGCGCAGAACTCGACCCTCGGCCAGATCGGGCAGACGCTCGGGCAGACCCCGCAGACCCTCGGCGCCGGCTTCAACGCGCTTCAGCCCGAGCTCGCCGGGAATAATGGCTTCGCGACTTCCCTGGCAAATGGCTTTCAGTCTAACCCCGCTTTCGCCAACCTGCTCAATTCGGGCTACGCCAGCAATCTCGCTTCGGGCAACCCGTCGAACTCGACCTTCGCCTCCTTCCTCGATCCGAATTACGCCGCTTCCCTGGCCACCTCGCCGCAGACACAATCCGCGATCGGCAGCGCGCTCGCGCCGATCCGCCAGCAATTCAACACGCAGACCGTTCCGGGGCTCGAAGGTAGCTTCACCCAGGCCGGCCAACGCGTAGGCAGCTCCTCGGGTATGGGCAGCTCCGCGTTCGACAACTCCTTCGCGAATGCTCAGGGGGCTGAGCTGGCGAACGAAAGCCAGATCGCCGGCCAGATCGCGAATTCCGCGTATCAGACCGGGCTCGGGATTACGAACCAGGCGGCTCAGACCGCACAGCAGGAGGGCTCCGCCCTCTACGGCCAGGGCGCGACGATCGGCGCGAACGCAGCACAGGCGCTCGAAGGCGCACAAGCCAACCTCTACGGAGCGGGCGCGAGTATCGCCGCGAATGCCCCGAGCCAGCTTGGCGCGCTGAGCACGACCGAGCTGAACAACCTGATCTCCGGGCTGAACGCGCAAGCGCTCCCGCAGCTCACACAGCAATACGGGATTACGGCCGGGACGCAGCTCTATCAGCAGCAGGTCTCGACGATCCTACAGGCGTTGGGTCTGGGCGTCCAGGGCAGCCAGCCGGTCCTCGGTTACGGCAGCGAGAGCACGGGCGGCAGCGTCCAGAGTTCCGAGAGCAACAGCCAGGGAACGAGCCAGGGCTCGGGCCAGTCCTCTTCCTCGCAGTTCTCCCTTTCCAACCCCTTCTCATTCGGGTAAGGCAAAATGGCTGACGGCATTCCTTCGATCATTCGGCGCGCGGGCAACGGGCAAGCCCCGAAGCTGCACACGCAGAACTTCGGCATGAACGCGTTTCACAACGCCTCGGTGGTCCACCAGGGCGGCGGATCGATGCCTAAGGGCAGCGCGGGGCACGCTGGCGCGGGTAAGGGCAGCCTCGGCAGCTCACTCGCTGGCGGGCAGGGGCTCGCTCAGGGGCTTCAGGGCGGCGGGGAGAATGACCCCGTGCTTAGCGGTAACTTCGAGAAGGCCGGCCGTCTCCGCATCTACGGCATCCCGATCGGAGAGGAGCAGCTCAGCGCGCACGGTAAGGATCAACAGGCCGCGAGCCAGCGCATTCAAGCGTTCTCGCAGGACTACCTTAGCCAGTTGCAGAAGGGGCTCACCCCGCAGCAAGCTTTCGGCGCCGCGGTTAAGAATGCTCCGTCGACCCTCAACGATTTCATGGCTCACCCCACGGCTCTCCGCAGCCTGGACAATCTGACCAAAGTCCTCACGCCGGCCGGGCCGATGCAAACCTACTCGGGCGTATCCAAGCAGGGTCAGCAGATCACCTTCGACGAGAACGGGAAGGCGATTGCGGCCGAGGACGTGCCGGGGTTCAAGACCGGGCAGGAAGCTGGAACCGGGACCGGGAAGACCTTTCCGCAGACATACACCAAGCCGGACGGCACGCCGGGCACGCGGCAGATGCAGTATACCCGCGGGCCGAACGGGCTGCTTCAAGCGCAGCCGGTCGAAGGCAGCGAGGGTGAGATTAAGCAGACCGGGAAGCAGGCTGGCGCCGCCGCCGGGCTCGTCCCTTCGGACATCGCCGGGTTGCCGCCGCAGGTTACCGCGGACATCCCGAAGACCGCGTTCAATCGGCAGAATATGAATGCTCTCGAAGCGACGCCCACAGTCATGGCCGCGCTCGATCGGATGAAAACGGCAGCCGCGGGCATGGGCCCGGTCAAGGGTCCCGTCTCGGCCCTCTCCGGCGAGTACTTTGGGCTAAACGGTACGGGCGCACAGTTCAAGGCGGACATGGATCTCATCCGCACGCAAGCCCCGCTCGTGATGGGCTCGGGGTACAAGGCCGCGGTCGAAGCGTTCATGACCGGGATCGGGAGCACGAGTAATGCCCCGAGCTTCCTGCGGCTTCAAGCTAACCAGATGCAGACCGCGATGCGGAACCGCGCGCAAGAGATGGCCGACGCGGAGACGACTTCGCACCAGGGCAAGCTACCGCCCTCTCTCGCCAACCAGCTCATCGGTCAGGGCGTGGTCCCGAACGGGTATCAGAACCAAACCACGTTCGACCGGATGCCGGCCGGCGAAGCCCCGCTATGGAAATCGCGGTATGCGCCCCAAGCGATCAATCATGAGGATCAGGTCAGCCTGTTCACGGACGCCGCGCACGGCAAGTTCGGCCCTCTCGACAACCCTTCGGACGATCTAAAGAACGTCCTTCAGATCCACCAGAATTTCAAGACGCAGCAGCAAGCGAAAGCCCAGCAGGGCACGGCGAGCACTGCCGCGGCGAATGCATCAGCCGGGAATGCCGGACAACTGGTATCGGGTCTCGGCGTCCAGCCGGCAGAAGGCACGGAACCTGGGGCTCAGCAGCCAGAGCAAGCCGGCGAACAGCCCCAACAGCCCGCGCAACAGCAGCCACAGCAAGGGGCTGAGCAGCCCCAAGCTCAGCCACAAGGCCAGCAGCAACTCGGGCAACAAGGCCAAGGCGATCAAAGCGGTCAAAACATACCTCTCTCTCCACAGCAGCAACCGCTGATGCCTCCGACCGCAGTTCCCGGCCAGCCGGCTCAGGGCGTCCCAGGGACCGACGGGGTAACCCCGCTACCCCCGGCTAACCCGTTGCCGAAGACATCACAGATGCTCACTCCACAAGGTAGTGTGCCGACACCCGGTTCGCAAGCCCCCACGCAAGATACGGCGCCGAAAGTCTCAGAGCCTGAGGTTCCGAGCCCGTACTCGCCAACCTTCTCGGGTATGTAAGCCATGGCAGACCAGAATACTGACGACCCGTCAGCTTACGCCGGTCCCGATCTCACCCCGGCCGCGGCCAGCGCCGCGGACGTGCTCCACCGCGGCGGCTTCTCGCCGGAGGGGATCGCGAGCACGCTTGCCGGCCAGAATTATGAGAGCGCGGGGTTCAATCCGGGCGCGGTCAACCCGACGAGCGGCGCTTACGGTCTCTCGCAGGACCTGGGCAGCCGGAAGTCGGGCTTGCAAGCATACGCGGATAGCACGCAACAGCCGCTCGAAGACGCGACAACGCAAGAGCGGTATGCGCTCCACGAGATGAACACGACCGAGCGCAGCTCGGGCGATCAGATCAGGAACGCGACCGATCCGGCCGAAGCCGCCGGCACGTACATACACGGGTTCGAACGGCCCGGCGCGGCTGCCGAGCAAACCGAGATCCCCGCCGTTCAAGGGATGGCTCAGCAGATCCTCCCGGCGATCAAGGCGCGGTACGCGAAGCAAGAGAAGGCCGCGGCGGACGCAGCCGCCCTCTTGGATAAGTCCCTCGGGCCGACAGGCTCGGGCAAGTTCGACCATCAGCCCCTGCCGCCCACGCAGAGATCGCCCCAGGCCGACCCGCTGACCGACGCAAGCTCAGCCCTGGACAACGCCATAGCCCAGCAGCCGAAGCCGGCGCAGTCGCAGGTCCAGGCTCAGACCCCCGGTTATGATTGGGGCAGCATGGGCAGCGCGCTCGCCGAGATCCCGCGCGGACTTCTCCGCGGCGTCGTGTCCAAGGTAGGCCTTCCTGTGGACATCGCGAATTGGGTAAGCCAGTACTACCAGCAGCATCCTCGGGACGCGGCTATCGTCGGCATGGCCGGCGAGGGCGCGGTCTCCCCGAACATTCCCGAACTCGACAATCTGCCCACGTATGAGCCGAACTCTGGCGGGGTCCGGCTGCCTCTCGGCACGCAGGACATGGCCAAGGCGATCAAGTACGTCACCGGGTACGATATCAACCCGCAGGACCGCAGCCTCGGCGGGGAAGTCATAGGGCACATGGCCGAGTTCGTTGGCGCGGGAGCATCCCCCGGCCAGCTCGCACACGACGTCGGCGCGGTGGGCTCAGCAGCCAGCGCGCTCTCGAAGACACAATCGATCGCCGGACTCCTCTTCCATCACGTCCTCGCACCGGCCGGGCTATCCGGCGGGCTCGACCTGGGCGAGTATGCTGTCGACAAGGCTTCGGGGAACCAAGCGCTCGGGGAAGCTGTCGGGATTGGTGCCCGCGCGGCACTCGGCGGCGCGATGATCGCCGGACTGGCCAAGGGCGGGGCAGCGGCAAAGTCATTCGTCGAGAAAGCCCCAGGCAACGCGATCGACCAGGCTTTCGAAGCTGCCCACGGGACGAATGCCCCGTTTGAGAAAGAAGCGGCGGCGGCGAACTTGGGGAACTTCACTGGCGAAGGGCTCGCGCCCGGCTACGACGTGCCGGCAGCCCTGCGCACCGGGTCAGCGCCGCTTCAGCAGATGTTTTTCAATCTGCAAAAGAACGATATGCGGATGCATAACGATTTCGCCGTGCCCGGCGGACGGGCCGACGCGAATATCTCTGCCATGGAAGGCATGCGACCGGAGGGCGATGCGACCGATGCGGTTTCCGCAGTCCGCAACGCGCAAGCCGCGCGGCAGTCCATGATCGATAGCCGGATCGCACAGGCAAAGGACCTTGCCGACCAAGCTGGGGCGATCGCCGGGAAGTCTTCCTCGGGCGCACCGCTAGTCCCTGGTGGGGCGATCGGTCAGCAGTCCGGGTTTGATCTGGCGCACGAGTACGTGAACCAGCTCCGCGGAGCGCGCGACGACAGCTTCGCCCACGCAGACGATCAGTGGAAAGTCGCGCGGGAGCAGGGGTTCACAGATGCCCCAGCCCCGGTAGCGCCGATGTACCAGAAACTCGAAACGCTGATGGGCGAGAATGTCCGGTTGCAGCAAGGGGCGAACTTCCCTTGGTCCGTCGTGAATGACCTTTACAAGAGCGGCAAGCCGCAAGACATGTTTGATAAGCTCGGCAACAGGCTGCCCGGTACGATCGGGAAGGACCAGCTCTTCGGCGAAGGGACAACTCTAGAACAGCTCAAAGGGGTCGACAGCCGGCTCGGAAATGCCATCCGCATGGAGCAGGATGCGATCTCCTCACCGGGCAACCGCGGGAACCCTACCCTCCTGCGGAATATGACCCAGGTACGTCAGGCAGTTTGGGGCGCGATCGATGACGGCGCGGCTAACGCGGGGAACCAGACGGCCCTCCGCTCGGCCATGGACGCGACCGCCCAGGCGTATAAGACCTTCGGCTCGGGGCTAATCGCTCGGGTCCTCAACGAGCAAGGCGGCGCTACGAATGCGCCGAAGATCTTGCAGACGTATCTCGGGAACTCGCAGAACGCTATCCAAGCTGCGGACATGTTCCGGGCGGCTATGGAACAGCGGACGGGCGCGGCGGACGCGCGGCTGAACATCGGCGGGCTGGCTCAGGGCGAGCCCCTTGCCGGCGCGACGCCGCAGCAACAGTTCTCTCGCTCCCTCGCGGATTGGATGCGACAGGATTACCTCAACACTCACGCGGACAGCGGCCCGGCCGCGGGGCAGAAATGGCTCGTGAACCACGCGGGCTTCTTCGGCCGGATGCAGGGCAACCCGGACTTCGACACGCTGCACGGGGAGCTTCAGGGGTATTCGCAAGTTCATAATGCCTTGCTCCCACAAGTGCTTCAGGGCGCGAAGCGGGATCAGGCAGAGATCGATCACTCGGCAGCCCAGCAGTTCCTCGGCGGAGACGCGGGACCCCGGCTGGATACCGTGTTCAAGTCGCCGAACCCTGGCCAGGCGATGCAAGGCATCGTCGACGACACGCTAGAGCACGGGAGCGGGCAGGCGTTCCGCGGCTTGCAGCGTATGGTCTACGACCGGGTGATGAACGAGGCTATGACGTCGGACCCGGCGCGGCCCGGTCAGACCTTCTACTCGGGCAAGCTCGCCCAGCGGTTCATCGAGGATAACAAGACAGCTTTTGACGTCCTGCGGAAGGCCGATCCGAGCTGGGCAGGGAACCTAGACCGGCTGACCAACACGCTCGCGCTCGAAGACCGAGGCCGGCTGAGCTCGGGGCTTGAACTCCCCGGTATCGCAGGTCCGGCGAAGTCGGGATGGTCTGCGAGCGGATCGGCCGCGGTGAAAGCGACACAGTACCTCTTTGCGCATACGATCGGGCGGAACCTACCGGCCGCGGGGCTGCAAGGCGAAGCCCTGTCCAGCCAATTCGGCAAGGAGCTGGCTCAGAACCTACCTGGGAAGCTCACGGGTGCCTTCAACAAGCTCGACCCGCAAGTCGCAGTCCGCAACGCCCTCCGCGAAGCCATGTTCGACCCGGAGAAGATGCGCGCCCTACTCGCCCCGGTCACCGGACCATCCGGCCAGAAGTGGGCGCGCGGGATTGAGCCGTGGCTACAGGCTACCGGGGTCGAACTACCCCAAGGCTGGCTCAACCCCCAACCGGAGACGACCAATGACACCAATCGATGAGATCATGCGCTCGTCCGGCTTGGATATCCTTTGCACGGGAGCTTGCACCGTTCTCATTCAAATCCTCGGCATGCTGGCTTATGACGTGTACCCCATAGCCGCCGCGACCGGCGCTGTCTGCGGAGCGATCCTCGGGGTAGCCGGCGTGCTCCGTCTCTGGCGCGAGCGCGGCAAAGGTTGAAACCAGCCCCGCCCGCCCGGCACACTTAACCCCTAACCTTTCGATTGGAGTTCTCGTATGAGGAAGTTTGCCCTAGCCGCTTCGGTCGCGGCCATCGCTCTCGGAGCTGTTGCCTGTGCCGACCTGACCAAGGTCGTCGGCTCGGTTACCCAGAATATCGCCGCGGCGGATGCCGTGGCTGTCGCGAACCACGATGACGTAGCCCACGCTTGCTACGGGTCGATCCTTGTCCTCGCCCAGGATGCGAACAGCGGCGTAGCCGTAGGCCAGGCACTGGCAGCGCAGGGCGGACAGCTCGGCGCGATTATCCAGGCATCTCTCGACACCCCGGTTCCGCAGCTCCGCGGCTTCTCGCTGAGCCAAATGTGTGGACCCTTGGTCAACCGGCTGGGCATGAGCGTCCAGCAGCTCGTGAGCATCGTCGCTCCCGGCGTTGTCCTCCCGACCGTCGTCACCGCTCCCGTTCCTGTGAAGTAGGAGTTACCCCGTGAGCAAGCACGAGATGGCGCAGCAGATCAAGGATCTCCAAGACCTGCTCGACGCGCTGGAAAACAAGGTCCAGGTCCTTAGCGACGAAGCCGACAGCACACACGAGGTAGTCGAGTTCCTGCTCGACGAGATCTTCGGGGAGGAGGAAGATGAGGAGTTTGACAGTGACGATGATGATGATGACATGGGCGAAGATGAAAGCCCTATCCGCGAGGTTACTGACCGCGTATAAGGTGTTCACTGCCGCTGAGTAAAAAAGAAGGGGAGCCGTGGGGCTCCCCTTTTTGCTACTTCCGCCAGGGCAATTGCTGCCCCGTTGGTTCCGGGATCTCGATCGATGGTGGCGGGTAGGCTCGCGCCATAAAGCTTCCCCCTTCTTCGAGAGCTTGACGGTTCGGCCCGGCGCCCATGGGGAGCTCCTCCGGGTCCTCCCGCCCGGCCATCGCGATCTCCCCCGCGACGCCCGCATACCCAGCCATGTCGACGTAGTTATCTACGTTCCCCGCACCGGCTGCCTTCGCCCGAGCGATCTTCAGCTCGATCATCATGAGCGCGACGTCGAGCGGGGTCAGCATGTCGCGTAGCCGGTTGCCCAGGTAGGCATTCCAATGCGCCGCGATGTTCTGGTGGTTCCGCTCCTTCGGCCCGTGCTGAGCCTCGCGGTCACCGCGGACGATCTGGGCAGCGCGCCCGAGTAACTCGTGTGCCCTCATGCGTCACCCCCTGGCCGAGCCTTGTGGCGGCGGAGCAATGCCATAGCAAGGTCGGGCTCGATTGCATGATCCTCGGCCGACTGCCGCATCGCATCGTTGAGGGACTTCTGCTTCTCCCGATCGGCGAGCCGCTCCGCCCAAACGTCATACTCATCCTTGGCGAGCACGCGGAGGCCGCGAGCCTCGCAGTCCTCGACGATTGCTGCGATCTGCGCTTCGATCCCCTCATCGGGAACCTCTGTAATCGCGACAGGCAAACCGACGATCTGATCCTCGGGGGTTACCAGCATTAGGTAGGCGCCGAGGGTGACATAGTACGGGGTCTTGTAACTCATTACTTGCCTCCTCCCACGAATACGTTTAGCAGGATCATTCCGACAGGGAAGACGAGCAGAAGCCCAATCCCTGCAAGCCCCTGGGCGAGCTGGTAGTAACTCACGCTGCTTCCTCCTGTTGGACCTTCCCACGGAACATGGTCAGGCGTTGGCTTTCGTCGAGAACATGGAGCTGCTCGGGAAGGAGCAGTCGGCCATTGTAGAACGTCAGGACCGTCACCGCACTCCGCCAGTTAACCGGGTTAGCCTCCGTGTAGTGTATGAAAGCTTCGTCGAAGGGCACGGCGAGCGTGCCGGTATCCACGCCGTACCGTGTGCCGTTGTAGTCGGTCCAGCATGTGACCTGGGCTGAGTGCAAGTGCCCGGTGACGATAGACCTGCCGGAGCTGACCGTGTTCCCGTGCGCTGCATGCACGCCGCCCTTCCATCGGTGCTTGATCATCACCGCGCCGGGCCCTTCATGCGCGTTGACTTCGATCATCCACGCGGGCATCCATTCCGGGAAGTGGTCGTGAAGGTGGACGCCTTGGACGCCCGCGAACTGCGGAGCGTTGTTCGCAATGTAGCTTTCGAAGCGCAGGTCGTGGTTCCCCGCGGTCCAGAAACGCTCGGCGATCGGGCAAGCCCGCTCGAATTCTCGGAGACGCGCTTGGGCCGTGGCCAGCTCCTCGATCACCTCCGGCCGCTTCTCCCAACCGATGCTCGGATGCCGGCCGATCTTCGGCAGGTCCACTACGTCACCGTTCGCGACTACGGCGATCGGGCGGAACTGTTTGATCAGTCTGACCATCGCGACGTGTGCCGTGGTCCTCCCCTGCGTCGGCCAGTAATGCATATCCGAGCCGACGATGATATGGCCATCACGCAGGCTGAGCTGCCTGACAGCCTTAGACCAAGCGCTTGTCATGACTTTCCTTTCTCTAGATCTGCGGAGCTCCGCAGGAAGTAGTGCAGTTGGTTGAGGATGGGTAGGAAGTGCGTGTGCAGGTCCCGCAGGTAGGCTGCGGTCTCCGCGTCCGGGCAAGTCGCGATGATCTGCCCGTCCGAAGCGAGGACCTTGTTGTCCCGAACCCGCCACTTCCCAGCGCGGGACCCGGCTTGCCGTTGCAGCCCGCCGAGCCGCGGGTCGAGCTGGCGGAGGTTAGGTTCATAGCGGCGCATCGGCGCGCTCCCAACGTAGTGCTCTGAGATCGCTGTGAGCCCAGGATTTCCCGACTGCGACTTCCGCTCCGATGCGGACGGGCACGCCATGGATGAGCACGGGGCACTCCATGATCTCCTTGACCCGTCGTAGAGCGTCGAGATCTCCGGGCCGTACCAGTCCGAGAACGGCATCGTGTATTTGGCCGAGAAGCCATACCCGGTTAGGATCGCTCTCGCGTGGCGGAGAGCCGAGATTAAGCCGGCCGTCCAGCTCATACCAGATCCTCCACATGGCAAAGTTCAGCATCCATGCGACGGTACTCTGCTGGGTCTGAGCGAGAGCTTCACGCTGAACATCGTCTTCCCACAGCCGGCCAAGGAAGCGTCGAGTGTTCCCAAGAGGACTGCGGAGAACTCCGGTATCCCGGACTTCCCTTCTGATTTCCATTTGCCGAGCCAGGTTCTCAGGGTATCGCGTAAAGTATCTGTCACGCATCGTTCCACCAACGGCTCTAGGCTGGTGAAGTTGTCGAGCAACACCTGTTGCTGACATTCCGATGTTAGTCCCGTGTCGGACGATCTTAGCGACGTGACGGTAACTGTGCTCCGGGTCCCAAGGGAGGGGAAGGTCTGCGATCTCGCGATCGGGTCGGGTTCCCCAGGGGAGATCGGGAAATAGCGTCTTCGCGAGGCCGGTATGGGTATCGCCATGTTCGTGATCCTCTATGTCCTGAGGTGAGCGGGCATCGTAGGCGATGATCTTGCTCTCCGCCTGTTCAAGGTCCGCGTAGAAGAGGACAAGGCCGGGGTCGGGAATGAATATCCCACGGTTCTTATCCGCAATGTTCTGCATGTTGTTGCCCGTGCGGTAGGGGCTCTTGGACGAGGACATGCGCCCCGTCTCCGCAGCGCACACGTTGAAGGTGCTCCGCCAGCGGCCGTCCGCATCCCGCCGGGACTTCAGCATCCCGGACTGCTTGCGGAGCCCGCGGGCTGAGAGGATGCGGTCGATAAGCTCGGAGCTCTCCGGGTACTTGACCGCGAGGGCTTCGAGAGCTTCGTCATCCGTGGTCACGCTCCGGGTACCGTCCGGCTTGTTCTTCCGGGAGTACCGGACCTTCATTCCGAGGATATCGTAGAGAAGATGGGCGCATTGGGAGGAGGAGTGAGGGTTGAACGCCTGTCCAACGAGCCGAGCTCCGCCGCAATGTTTACAACTCTGGTCATCAGGCGTGCCGCCTCTAGGTACCCAATTATGCCGGCTTGCTGGGCTCTTGCCAGGATAGAGCTTGCATCTTTCACCAGCGGGGCGAGGTCCGAGGACATCCCATTTCTCCTTGATCGTTGGATGGTCGTTGAGGAAGGTGATCGCGGCTGCTTCGTCCGTGTCGCAGCCGCGGATGGCCGCGGAGCACACGCCGTCGTCGACGCGGGTACCCCGCAGGGTCATCGCGAGGCAAGGTGCTTGGAACGCGAAGGACGCATGGTACAGGGTGAGATCGTCCCCGGTGAGCTGCGGGTAGAGCACGTCGAAAGCTTGCCGCGTGCCGAGCACGTCGTTGGCGCCGTAGAGCCAGTAGCTTTGCTGCCCGTCAAGCCCTGGCCCGTAGGGATCTCGGACGATGATCATCGCGCACCTTCGGGGGTGATCAGCGATGCCTCAACAGGACCGTTCCCGCAGAGAAGTTTTGTCCAGGCAGTCCCGGTAAGGTGCAAGGTGTAAGCGCGATCCTCCTCATCACGAATGTCAAGTTGGATCGTGCTGCTCGCTTTCATCGGGAAGTCCTTCGGGAGGTGTAGGAAGAGTTGGATCATCAGCTATCCCTCTTGTCATCGGTCCCGCCATGGTGGACGTTAGCCTTCCATTTCGGCATGCCGGTATACATGCTGCCCATGAAGGCGAGGGACTTGGGCAGCTCGGGCTGTAGGATATGGTGGATCAGGCGAAGGTCATGACGGTAGTTCCGAACGGAGGTTCCCGCCCGGTCGAGAAGCCAGAAGAGATCGTAGGCTGCGAAGTTCTGCCCGAGCTTGGCCGTCGCCGTCTCGCAGACCCGAGCCAGCCATTCCCACGCGGCGAGCTCCTCCCACTCCGTCGACCAGTAGCTCCGGCTCGGCTTCCTGTAGTCTACGAACGGGAGGACGAGGGCTGTGCTCGGGTCCGTACCGACTTGAACACAAACGATCTGCCCGACAGCGGTCTCGATATCAAGAGTGATAAGGTCTGAAGTGGCGACATGCCTCTCGTAAAATCTGTCGAGATCGACCAGTTCAGGTTCCAACCAAACGGCAATTTCCAGTGGCCGGATCTCGGGGAAGTCTGCTTCATGTCTCACCTTCGTCAGGTCCGCAACCAGCGGGACGAGTAGCTTGTACTGCTGGTTCACGCGGGAGAGCCCGTAGGTCGGAAGGAGTTTGAGGGAGGCGAGTGAGCGGCGTTCTGCTTCCGACGCCAGCAGCATAATCGGAGCGTCCTGCGGCACGCTCCGCACGGCCCCACGCCATTCGTCGGTCGAGCCGTGACCAGTGAGCAACCAAAGGGGAAGTGCGCCGAGACAGACCACGATATTCGGTGCCATCGCCGCGATCTCTTTGGCTATCTGGCGGAGAGCCGGGTAGTGCTCCGGTCTTAGGCATCCCACGTCGGCGATACTCGGGAGCGTAGGTCCATCCCACGTCGAAGCCTCCTTCAGGGAAGCGCACACAGAGCGAAGATCAGATCGGGCGGGCTGATCCCGTAGAACGCACGCGAAAGAGTGTGCGCGACGCTCCCAGAGTAAGCGGCGCGTCTCCGCGAGAGGCGCTCCGAGGTAGTCTGCCAGAGGATTTGAAGTGTCCACAAGGCCAACAGTCCTAAGAGCACGGGAAAGGAGATGACCATCACTGCCAAGAAACGGCCATCCTTTGACTGTTGCTTCGTCATCGGGCCAATCTCCTAGAAAGAAAATGCCGCCAGGATCGGCGGCAAGCTGTGAGCGTAGGGTCATGACTTCCAGCCGTCCGCTGGGCGATCTGTCGGGTTAGCCGGCGGGCTAGGTGCGGGGCGATCGCCGCCGCGGGTTGCGCGAGGCCAGCCCCAAAGCTGCGGCATGTCCAGGAACTCACCGGCTACGGTGCCGGCGCGGACCATCATGTTAACGAGTAAGTGCACGGTCGCACGTATGCGATCCGTGGGTACGCGGTCAGCGACTTGGGTAGGCTGGCCGTTCTCGTCTAGGAAAAGCATGACCTTTCCTTTTCAATCGTAAAAAAGTGGATTTCTGTAAAAATTGCAACTTAGAGTTGGGGGGCCGAAGCCCCCCTTTCCCTTAAAGTGCGAAGCCGTCAGCGGCGGCAGTGCTCGCCCACGAGCGAACTTTCTGCTCAACCCCATCGGTTCCGTCATTCCGGCGATAGGTGCGGTTGTGCACTTCGCCGAACACGCGCTTACCGCGGACTTGGTTTTCCTCGATGATGTCCTCGAAAACCGCTTCCGTGCCGAAGCCCATCGCCTTGAACGCGGCGACAAGCTGGTTGACGTCAGATGCAAAGGCATCCGTGTACCGGAGGAACAGGCGCTTGCCATCGTACACGGGCTTGCCGGTACGCGGGTCGACTTCCGCAACCTCTTCCGGGTTGACGCTGGCGGACGGAGCAATCGGTTCCATCGTCAGCGTGTACTCTTTCGTCTCGTATTCCTCGCCATCCCGATTGGTCTTGGTAACGTCCTTGGCGGAGATTTTCAGAGCGCGTAGCTCCCATACTCCGGTCGGAAGGTTCGCGGGCGGCTTGCTCATATCGCCGAGAGTGCGGTGCGTCATCTTGATCTCGTTTGACATTTCTGGTTTCCTAGCTCTGAGTTGAAGGGGCTCCGGTTACTGCCCGGAAGATCGAATGAAGCCCTGTTTCGATCGGCAGCGTTGCAGGGAGAGTGCCTTGACGTACGGGAACTCCGCTGTCTCGGACATTCGTTGGTTGTAAGTTGAATATCCGCTTACCCTGCTCAGTAACCTCTGCCCACACGCAGCACGGAAAGTGCTGGCAGAGGTTTCGGCTAAGGACCCGGCCAATACTCGCCGGAACCTGTTTCGTGGGAATAAGGTCTTTCTCCCTCTCCTTAATCTCATTGTTGTACTCGGTTTTGTCCGGGTTTTTCTTGTCCTCATCTTCGAACTCGCGTGGTCCCTGGATCGTCCAGTGGGCAAGGACGACTAGGTGATACGTGTAGAAAGATGAGGCGAGCTGGATCAGGATATCGTCAACCTCGTCCTGCGCCAGCATCCAATCCCGACGCCTACGGGATTGCCGGTTGAGCCCTTGCATGTGGAGCAGACGGGCGAAAGCCGCCTTGCTCAGGCTCGTAAGGTTGTCGACGATGAGGAAGGTATCTGTGCCCCAGCCGTCTGAAGGGCCGAGATCGATAACCTCACCGCCTTGGCAAGCCGCGCGCCGCGCTTTGCCATCGTTTAGGAAGGAGACGAATTTCGCGAAGGCCAGGGGCGCGCCCATGTGGCCTACGGTCATCTTACTGTCCTTGCCCTGGAAACCTCTCGCGTCCTCGAAGGGGAGGATGATCAGGTTGTCCGCGAACTCGGGCTCGACCGAGTTGAGCAGGATATCGTAACCGGGGTCGAAAGCTGCGACGATCACCCGGTACCCGGCGTTGACCAGGGCTGCGATGCTCCCTGTCTTCCCCGTCTTCGGCGCGGCGATGACGATCGCTTTGAAGCGCCGGTTTGGCAGCCAAATTTCGCTCATTCTGGCTGATCCTGCGGGCCGTGCTCGAAGTGCTGTACGCTGAGCACGTTGCCGTTAAAGTCCTTGAATTTGTAAACCGTTACACGGCAGTCGGGGCGTTGGCTTGTGACGTAGATTTCAACACCCTGCTTGTCCTCCGGGCCAAGCCCGCTATGAACCATGAGTTCCATCGATTTCTGAGCTCCTTCGAGAGCGGGCTCGTGTCAACCGCTCTCAATGTGTATGGAAGTGTGATTATGCGTCTTCCTGCGGCGTCCCTTCAGCGCCCTTCGCTCCGAGCGGGTTGTAATCGCTCTGAGAGAAGTTGCCGGCGAGGAAGGTCTCGCGGTCTGCCGGGTCGAGCCGGCAGAAATCTCGGAACGGGCACGGCGTCGTACTCGCGCCGGGCAGCGAGTTGCACGCGGCCAGGTTCCGCGGGTACGCGGTCGCAGGGTCCCGCCCTTCCTCCTCCGCTTTGAGCGCGAGCGCAGCGCGAAGTTCGAACTCTTGCACCTTGTGCGCGAGCTCGGCTTCCCACTCGGCCAGGGCGTTCGGGCTTAGGTAGACGGATTTCGGGTAGACTTCTACGAAGCCGACCCCGACGTGGATCGCGTAGACCATCACGCGGGTCCCTTTCCCGAACTCGCGATTGCCCGCCCACGAGTAGGTATGAACCTGCGGGCTCATCTCGTAGCTAGTCCAGAATTTTGCATCTGGCTCGCGCTGCGTGCTCTTGTACTCGGGGATGAGCGTTGCCACGCCCGGCGCACTAGCCACGCCGTCCATGCTCCCGGTCATCATGTACGTGTCGCCGTCCGGGGTTTGGATCGGCAGGGGCTGGAACCAGCGATACTCCGACCCGATCCGCCCGTCCGGGAGGACCCGAGGGCGCACACTGCCCGCGGTGAAATAGTCGCAGAGCGCGACTACGGCACGAGCTAGGGTCCGCCGGTTCTTGACCTTCTCGGCGCAGAGGTAGGCGATGCGAGCGGTAATCGGTCCTCCGCAGCCAGGGCAGACCTCGTGAGACGCGTTAAGGTGCTCGGCCTTACTCCAAGGACACCGAGTGATGCCTTTCTTCGAATTCGTTCGCGTGCGGTCGTTGCACTGAAAGACCGGGCCATAGGTTCCTCCGAAGATGTCTTCCTTCGCGCCCTCCGGCCAGCTCGCCTTCAGCACGTGATCGAGGGCAAACTCGGTCGCGAGTTCCGTGTCGGCGCCCGCAGCCCGAGCCTTGGAGAACACATCGGCGCCTTCGTGGATGAGGGAGCCGAAGGTCAGGTGGACGGAACTGCTAGCTCCCGAGCGGGAGAGCCCGCGGATGACCGCATAGTAGAAGTGTCGCGGACAATGGGCCGCGGTCTGCCACCACGTGTTGCTCCAGAACTTCGGCTGGTAGGGTGAGCGCTCGCAGAACGGGTTGGGATCGAGAGTTTGCCGGGTCACTGCTTCCTCCGCATCAACGCATCGATCTTCTCGTCAATCTCCTCCTTGGTCAGAACCCCGTCTTCGACATTATCGAATAGGTCTGCGATGACCTTGATCTCCCGATAGGTGCGATCGTCCGAGGTGATCCAGCGGTAGCGGGCTGCGTCTAGGGCTTCGTCGCTCATGCGTCCATCCTGTGAGTTATCTGGCCGGTATGGCCGACGTCCCGCGAGTAATCGAAATCGCAGATGATCGGCGCGCCGACAGCGCGGCAGAAGAACATGTCATTTCCCACGTAGTCCGAGCTCTCCGCCCCAGCGATGCATTTGAACCATGGCCGCGGGAAGGTGCGGAAGAGGGCCGTGCGGATCATGAGCATGCCGGTTCCGAGGTAGTCGACCTGCTGCTCGCCGACTTCGTAGCGTTCGAACTTCCGCCCGTCCAGATGCTTGCCGACGAGGTTGTGCGGGAACTTGCGCTTAGGGTACGTGCACCCGACTACATCATGACCGCCGTAGGTGAGGTGTCTGGCGAGTGCGACGCCTACGCGCGGATCGAAGGTCATGTCGCTGTCGATGAGCCAAAGGGCGTCGACCCCGGCGTCGAGAGCCGCCTGTGCGAGGCGGTTTTGGTTCTCGTCGACTAGGGTTCCCTCTTCCGTCGCGAACCCGAGCGTGTGCCCGTCCGCCCGGAGAGCGGCCATCCCGCGGACGAGATCGAAGACCGTATCCGTCTTGATCGTCTCGCCGCAGGGCATTCCGATGAGGATTTTCATGCGTGGTCAGCCTTTCGGTAGGTTGTCATCGTGGGCGGGAGCAGGCGGGTGAGCCATGTCCCGGAAGAGCGGGAACTGGCCAATGTGCGCGACTTTGCGCGAGGCGTAGAAGTCGCACCATACGTGAAAGCCATGCTTCTGGGCGTCTATGCAGAAGTTCGCATCGTTCCCCGTCCGCATGATCTTCCCATCGGTTAGCTCGACCGTGCAGCGGAACCACGGCGGCGGCATTTTCTCAAATACGCGTCTGCGGATCATGAGCATCCCGGTAGCGCAGAAATTCACCTCCCGGCAGCCGGTATCCTCGGAACTCGTATGGGTCAGTTCGGGTCCGCGGCCCTTGCCCTCGTGAAACTTCGTAGTGAACTCGCGAGGCGCCTTGCGGCTGCGGTAGTCGCATCCCACGATATCCTTATCGCGACGGATGAGATCAATCCCGACATCGCCAGCAAAGAACATGTCACTATCAATGAGCCAGAGGTAGTCGTGACCGCCTTCCAGGCATTCCATAGCGAGTTCATACTGGTTCCAGTCGACGAGCGTTCCCGTGGTATTCAGCCACGCGACGTGGTAGCCGGCGTTGCGAAGGGCGAAGGCTGCGTTGGTAAAACACATGGCAGTCTGAGCGACGATCGTATCCCCGCTCGGCATGCCCATGAGGATGGATTTCTCTTTTTTCACGGCGCTGACTTCTCTAGGTAGTTGATGAGGAGGAGGACCCCGATGATGGCCACGGCGCAGAGGACGCAGCCGACCGAGGTTGCATAGCTCACAGCTTCGATCGTGAAGCTGATGATGTTGTCCGCGGGAAGGTCGGAGATCATGGGCTCAGATCCCTGTCATCGCGAGCGCGGCATCGTACCGCCGATTGGTCCGGGAGACCCAGCCCTTGCGGAAGGTAGCTAATCCGAGCTGCGTGTAGTACGCGTTCTGCTGAAGGCAGAGAATGTGAAGGAGCTGCTGGACCCGGCTCGGGGCTGGCCAAACCAGCGGCGCGTTCCGGTAGAACTCCGCGTCGGTCCAGAGGTAGCGGTCGATCGCAGCGCGGGTTGCCGGGCCGATCCTCCCATCCGCTTCGACGTGGAGCACGCGTTGAAGGAGCTTGGCCGAGGTAGCAGGTCCAGCGTTCACGGCCATGTCGAAGACCATGAGATCGAACCCGAGCGGGAGATCCTCGCCGCAGATCGGGTTCCAGTAGCCTTCGAGGTAGATCTGATCGCGGAGGTTTGTGGACATCGCTTTAAGATCCGAGACCCCAAGGGACTTCTGCCCCGTGAAGTGTCGCAAGGTCTCTAGGGTAATCCCCTGCATGGTCGCGCCGCCGGGGTCACGGGGGTTGGCGGAGAAGCCGCCTTCCTCGCGGAGGGTGAACGAGAGGCACGGAGCGAAGTTGCCGATCATGGGAGTTCTCCGTTGATCCTAAATGCGTCCAGGCAGACCGGGACGATTGGACCGATGAGGAAGGTGAGCGCTTTGGCGTACTGCTGGATCTCCCACTGAGCGTGGGGGTCGAGACGTAGGCTGAGGAAGTGCGCGAGGTTCCGCAGGTTCACTGTGGCGAACATGTGCGAGTACGTAGCGAGGGGCAGGACGTTCCGCGCGAGTTCCCGCGGCCAGCCCGCGTCGAGCAGTTCGCGGTACGTATCGAAAGCCGCCTCACACGCGATCCGGTAGGAGAATAGCTCCCCCGTCCGGTCGAGCGCGCTGGGCTGCCGCCCCTGCTTGTTCTTCGTCGCTTGCTCGCCGACGTTCTCCGCGCTGGGCACGTAGAACTCCTCCGGCAGCTCCGTGTACCGCGCGCTCACCTCGTTGTATGACCAAGTACGATGCCTCTGCCATTGTCGCAGGACGAAGATCGGCGCCTTGACTTCGAAGGTAAAGGTGACCGCTTCGAACGGGCTAGTATGCTCGTGCGTCCAGAGATACCGGATGAGCTTGGCGTCACTGCCGACATCCTTGCCAGCCCGCCAGGCCGCTTCGTAGGAGACGCGAGCAGCCCGAGCGACGGAAAGGTCGGAACCTTGGTGGTCGATCAATCGGGCGAAGCCATGGTCGAGTACGGGGGTATGCGCCGCCCGTTCTATGGTAGTCTGTATTTCACGCGGGGTCATATCGCAAGCTCCTCTTGCTCCGGTTCCGCGGCGGGTTCCGCGGCGTCCCGCCCCTGGATTAGCCGGCTGAGTTGAATGCCGAGATCCTGGAAGAGCAGGTCCATACCGTGCCCGGTCTTCCCGCGAGTGACGAAGATGATATCGTGGACGGCGCCGGCTAGGTAGCTCAGAGAGACTTCGATCATGTGCTTGGCTAGGGTCCCGTCCGGTAGCTCGCCGCCGGTAAGCGAGAGCGTGTGAGTTTCCGCCGGCATTCTTCGATCCGCACGCTTTCGCATCTTAGGTAAATCCTTCCAGGGCTAGGGTAGCCAGGCGCATCGCATCACGAGCTCGGACCTTCTTCGCCGCGCAAACGATGCATGTGTCGTTGCAGGTATATCTGATCTTGTTCCCGCAGTTCTTGCAGGGTCCGCCTTCGTAATGCGTATGCTCGTGCAAGAGGGCGTTTTGCTTGGACGTCGGGCGAGGGACCGGCCGGCATTGCGTGCACATGCGGTTGTACGTCCACCGCTCGCGGCTGCCGCAGGTCCGGCATTTCCGATATGCCGAGTAAGTGACCTTCGCGGCGTCTAGGGATGCGTCCCGCATGGATTTCGCGAGCCCCTTGCGATAGCACCATACGCACTCGCAATTGTTCGTTGCCCGCGTGGTATTATGGCACCGCGAGCAGGGCGAGCCTTCGTAAGTGCGCTTTCCTAGCCGCGTAGCGTCCTGCCGCCGCGCTGTTATAGGGTCGCGAGCGGGAGGCGGGCACTCGGCGCACCTCCGGTCTAGCGTCCTCTTCCGCCTTCCGCCGCACGTCCAGCATGGACACCCTATGTAGGATGGCTCGTGTGCTGCTTGGGCCGCGGCCCGAGCGTTCCCGACCGCCCCAGGCTTCTTCATGGATCTCCTCCATCGCACTGACGTAGGCTTCCCCCTCCCAGAGTTCGGGCTGGGGCAGCCAGTTGGTTGAGCGGCCCGAGGTATTCCCGCCGGACCCGCCGAACGGGTACCCGTGCATCATCCGGTGATCTGCTCTACGAAGACGAAGGCGATCGCGGACCCTGTATGCACGCCGCCGAGGGCGCGGATCTGCGAGCCCGGCCGGGAGGGCACGGGCGGGGCTTCTTCGTCAAGCCGGATCTCGATGCGCCATTCTGCCTCTCCCTGCGGCGCGGCTTTGGTCAGGGGCTGACCGGACGGGGCGAGCAGGACGCCCGCCGCGCGCCGCGGGACACCTTGGCAAGCTGTGAGGATCACAAAGCCACCGGGAGCGGATGCCAGCCCCATGAACTGCGACACGTTCCCGGTCATGAGCCCTTGGCGAGAGCCGTCCGGGACGAAATAGCTGCGGAGAACTACACTCATAGATCTAGGTCCTTCGGGTTGAGAGTTAGCTTGGTCATGCGCGCGGGCGGCTGCCCGTGTGCGGCCATGTACTCTTGCGCGTCAAGCGCGGCTTCGCGGAGCGAGAACGCCCAAAGCGGCTCGCCCTCGGGGTTGCGGAGGAGGTAGATGGTTTCAGCCGGCATGGCGGGCTTCCCACAGGGCTTGCGCGTCGCGGTAGCTGAGCTTCTCCCGTTCCATGGCTTCGAGTAGGAAGCGGAGGCGCCGCGCGTCCTGTGCGGAGCGCTCGGCGACTTGGGGTAGAATGCGGTCATGCATTCGCGGCGTCCTCCTTCGCATCGGCGCGCCGATCGCGCGCATCCCGCCAGGCCACGCGCTCACGACGCCACAGGGCAATCTGCCAGCGCAGCTCGGTCTTGTTGTGCGGACGCCGAGACATGGCTTCGTCCAAGCTCACTAGGTACTGCGCCTGGCTGAGCGTCGCCAGCCCCGTAGCTACGTCCGGGATGTCCTTCGGGAAGGCGTCACTCATAGATCTCTCCCGTCCTCGTTGCCTTATACACGTACAGCCCCTCTTGAACGCGGTACTGCGTGAGCATGACGAAGCCTTCGTCCGAGGCGCGCATGGCCGCGCGAGCCTTAGCTGTGACGCGGAGATTTCCCTCACGGTCGAGCATGAGGAAGCCAATGTGGTAGGTAGTTAACTCGCCGGGCTCGGCCGCGGCCAGCCAGGCTGGGAAATCGTCAGCTTCGCGGATCATGGGATAGCTCCAAGATTACGTCATCGAGAAGGGTGAGGACTTCGGCTTGCGTGCGGCCGGGCGCATCGTTCCAGCTTTGGATTGTCGCGTAGCCCGCAGCCTGTGTGCGCAAGCGCACAGCGCGGCCAAAGCGCTCACTAAGCCCCGCCCCGGCGACCATAGCGCCGATGAGGCAATACCGGCCATCTACGCTCCGGGAAGCCCCTTGGCACCAGCCCGAGGCGATCAGGTCACGGGCTGCGAATGCGCGTTCCAGCGCGGGGTTGAGAGTTCCATCAAACGGCATTACGTCCTCCGAGGTATAGGCCGATCGGCGTCCAGAGCGCCGCGGCGAGGATTGCGAGAGCGAGCCAGGTTCCTAAGGTCATTTGATCCCTATGAGTATGAGGAATATGCCGCTACAGATGAGTAGGACGGCGAGGGCGTCGAGCCAGGTCATTTGAATTCCTTCGGGTCGGGTAGGTCAGGGAATTGCTCCTCCACCTCTGACCAGCTAAGGATCTCGGGTTCGGCGAGCGTTGGGATTTCGCGGCGCGGCGGTCGCGGGCAGTGCGGCGCCGTGAGCCATAGGTAAGTCTCTAGGCTGCCGCCCTCGTCCACGTCGACGACGATCTCGATCTGCCAGGGCGAGCCGACGCGAGCGAGGTACCTCACAGCCGCGGTGATCTGGGCGAAGGCCGCTTGCTGGGTCCGGTTGGCGAGGGCGCAGAGCTCGGTTAGGCTCAGCCCGGCATGCTGTCCGCGGTGCGCCCAAAGGACTTGGCTGGTTCGCGAGCGGGCAAGGAGCTCGGCCGGCAGGGGCGGACCTAGAGCGCTCAGATGGTTAGCGGTTTGACGTTGCATGTGCGGGGGTCCTCTCAGTATGTATGGAAGTGTGAGAGGTGGTTGGCAAGGGCGCGCCTAGAATGTCCTGCTTAGCCTACTAGCGAACGCCGCCCTATAAAGGCGGCTTCGCAGGCTGGCATTCGGCTGGAAACCTTTATATATTTATATATAGGTGGTTTCCAAAATCCAGCCGAATGCACGAGGAATTTCAGCGACTTAGCTCATGCTGGAAAGTGTGGTTTTTTTCGCCATTGACAGGTAATTCTGCACCGTCGTATGGCTCACGTCGTAGGTTTTCGCGATAAAGCGTAGGCTCATCCCCTGCGCTTTAAGCTTGATCGCTTCTTCGAGCCAATATGGCGGCGGCTGGTTCTCGATCTTCGCGTAATGCCCTTCCTCGATCCACGCCTTGCCCGCGGCGTCATCGAAGACGAGCGAGAAATCGAAGTGCGAGCTCGCCGGGGTAAACGTGCGGCATTTCTCGTATGTCCAACGCAACGGGATCTTGCCGTCCTTCGGCTTCGCCGTCTCATCGATCTGGACTACACAGTCCATAGCGTCTTCCTTCTTCGAGCCGCCACGCTGGCGGATCGACCCGTCCAACGCTCGCTTACCCGCATGGTGGATTAGCAGGGTCGTGTAGTTGAGCCGGCGCAGCCCGAGCAGCCAGTCGTTGACCGGTTCCCAGGCGTCATTCGAGTTTTCTTCGCCGCCGCGCACCAGCGAGCTAATGTTATCCAGGATGATAAGGTCCGCGCGATGCCGCGCCGCGGCTCGCTCGATCATTTGCCGACCGCCCGAGCTCGGGTCGTAGAGCGTTGGGATACCGTCCGGGAAGGCCGCATGGGACATGTAACACAGGTTAGCCGAGCACCGTTGGCCGAGCCCAGCGTAGAACTTACGATACCGGGTGACCACTTGGCTCGGGACCATCTCACCATCGACATAGAGCACACGGTAGGGGCGCGGCGCGAACATGTCGGAGAAGAGTGCGCTGCCCGTGCTCACAGCGATCGAAAGCGCAATCGAGACATTCGTCTTCCCGCCGCCGCGCATGCCGTAGAGTTGGCAAATCCCGCCGCTCATCAGCCAGGGGCTTAGGATCGGGACAGGTTCCTGCCACGGGTAGCTCATGAATTCTGGCATGGCGAGTTCACCGGGTGTTGGGGTTGTCATATCGCTTTCTCCTCAGAGTTCGGGCTCGCGGCTCGCCAACGCCAGCCCAACGCGTCGAATTCTTGCGCGTAGAGCAAGGCGTAGATCGTATTCCGCTGTAAGGCATGTTTCTGCCGCGTCGGGACCTGCTCCCGCCCGAGAGAGCATGCGACGCAATTCCCATTCGCCACCTTCCGCAAGCCGGCATGCCCGCGAAGGCATGGCTTGCCGCGGAATGTCTTCTCCCCGGCTTGCCGCGCGAGCTCGCGTGCGCTGAGCTCTCGTGCGCTCATTCCCGCCACCGATCTTTAAGCGGCTGGGCGTAGGGCGGCATGGGCTCATCGGGTCCGAGCCCGGCCGGCGGGAAGTACGCACTCAGCCAACGTGCAAGCATCTGAGCCTCTTCCGCGGTGAGCGAGGTAACCCCCGAGCTCTCGTGAATTGTAAAACGTACCTCACTATTCTCCGCATGGCACGTGAGCCTCCGGTTAACCCGCAAGCTCGCCTTGGGCAGTTTCGAAAATTCGTAGCTCATCCCACGTCCTCCACGGCAAATCCGTCGCTGAGTTCAAGGAGATCGCAGTCGCCATACTCGGCCCGAAGGCCGAGGACTTCACGGGTGCGCCATTCCCTACTCACAGCTTGCCGTGTGACCAGCCGGCTGAGTAGCGTTTCTAGATCCCCGAGGCCTTCAGGCTCTAGGTAACTGCGATATCCGTTCATAGCTTGTCTCCGAGGGTTAGTGAGTTAGGGGGTTACTCCCAATCGGCAAATTCGCCGTCGTAGTCGCCAGTATCCGCGCCGAACTGATCGCCGAGCTTGTCGTCTTCGTCCTCGACCAGCCACTGATTGAACGGGTTGCTGACCGGGGCTTTCGAGGCTTTCGCTTTCGGCGCGGCTCGCGTAGCCGGCTTCTCCGCGAACTTAGGATTGGGGCACACGGCCCCGTCCTGCACGCCAGCCAGGCACTCTCGCCGCGAGCACGTGTGTGCGTTAGCGGGGCAAATTCTGTAATACAGGCTCATGATCTCTCTCCTTCGTGTGCAAGTAGCGTTCGCAATTGCCTCTCGGCGCTTAGCATCCGCAATTGCCGCTCTACGTTCGCGGCTTCCTCGGGGCTGAGCACAAGCTGCGTGACGTAGCGATTGAACTTGGGTTCCCATTCCTGAAGCGCGTACATGCCAGTTGCCGGGCTGTAGGTAACTAGGATACTCACTTCGTCACCATCACCTTTCTCCCGCGCGCTGAGCGCGAGCCAACGCCCGTCTTCGGGCCGAGCCGCTTTCGTATCGCGGCCTTACGCCGCGATTTCGCTACCGCGCTTACGCTCATGCTCCCGCTCCCCAGCTACGTATGACCTGCCGCGCTTCACCCTTGGCAAGCTTATGCGAACGCTTCGAGGATGGGGCTTTCGCTTTGCGCCCACTATCCCGGTATTCGACGTTCCGAGCGATTTGGGCTTCGCGCGGCTCGCTTCGCACTTCCGCATTGTGGTACTTGCCATGCTTCAGCGTGATCAAACCGGCAAGCCCGGCCGCGATCGCCCGAAGCTTTTCTTCCGACTGACCCCTAGCTACCTTGTCGAATGCGACAGGATCAAACTCACCATCGATAAGCTCGATGTCGAATTCGAAGCGCTTTGGGTGAACCATGCCGGGCGTCTTACGATCGGTCACGCTGAAACCGACCTTCTCGGACACCCAAGGCCGGGATGTACTCCCGAGCATGTCCAAGCCGAGTTGCGCGATCCCGCATGCCTGTGAGCTGCCTTGTTTTTCCGCGGTCAGCCCCGCGTAGACATGCTCGGCTGTGACCCGAAGGGTGATACTCTCCTTGTTATCCACGACGTTGGTTAGGATTTGAAAGTTCTCGACATACGCGCCGGAGAACAGCGTGCGGTTACGGCCAATTTTCGCCGATCCAGAAGTGGACGATGCTGCGATCGTCGGCATTGGTGATGGCTTGGAGTGCGAGGATTGCGCGGTAGCACTCGGGGCTGGGTTTGCGCTTGGGCGCTTTGGCGAGCTTGCAGGTTGCGGCGTCGTCGGCGCAGCTTGCCGCTGGCGCTTCAGCGCTAGGAGCTTCAGATACTGCGGGGAGCTCAACTGATCCTGAAGTAACGTCATTGTCGTCTTCCTCTGTCTCTGAGATTTCTGGGATGGGGTCAGGAACTAGGGTTAGCTTCGGCTTTGTAACAAGTTTCGCACAGTCTGACTGTGCGTTTTCTGTTACATTCGCCGCTTTTTTGGCTCGCCGGCTTTCGTTACCATCTGTGCCAGCGAGGATTTGATCGGCGCGATTTTTCTTGATCCCAAGGTACTTAGGGCAAAACTTCGTCCAGGTAATCCGCGTGCTCGGGTTAGCAATCCGGTGGAGCTCGCGAATTTCGAGCAGACGCTGGCGAAACCGCGTCCGCACATCTGCCTCATGCGCGTCAAGGTGCGATTGGAACGCGATGCGGAAGTCCGCGGACTTGCGCTGCAAGAGCGTTTCGGGGGTTAGCGCTAGTGCGCTCATGGTAGGTTCTCCTTTCCGAACCCGACCGTGCGCCCGACGAAATCGATCTTGACGAAGCGGAAATGGCTCAGGAAGTTCATTCCGAGACAGCCA